TAGTTTGGTCTGCAACATTTTTTAACCCCTGCATCCCCTGGTCTAATGTTCCACCAGAAGCACCAATAGCACCTACTGTTTTATCTAATCCTACGCCAACTTGTTTAACATTGTGGTCAATAGCTTCAGTTACACTACCACCCATTTTAATCTCCTGTTGTATGATTTAAGAACAAACTCCAGTCACCACCTTCTGTACCAGAAAATTTCATGAGTTTGTTTGATAATAATTTGTAATAAGGCGACTCAGGTTCACACGGAAGCACATAACTTCCATAACCATTTTGGTTCATGAGTGTGTCAGCCGCTTGAAAAATAGCTAGAGAATCTCTATGTCTTATTTTTTGTGTATGCATCCACCAAAATACAACAGGAGCACCAATACTAAAAGCACCTGCAATATCTCCATTTTTATATACTACATGAGTAGGAAATAATGGATGTCTATTCCCGTCTTTACCACCTTCTTTTAATACTTTATTATAGAGGTCTTGCGTTTTAATAGCCTCTATACGTATATCTAAAAGACTAGACACGATTTAGACCACCACCTTTGTAACTACTGTGCCCACCCGATCTACCTTTACCTGTGTTACGTTTTCTGTACTTGCGTTTAGAACCTGTCATTTTCTCAGAGGGTTCAGCAGTAGCCATATCCAACTCTGCTTGGGCAATCTCTGGAGTATCCATAGGTGCAGGAGGGGGAGGGGGAGGTGGCATCTTCATCTCAGGCATACTCGGAGATCCGCCCATCTTCATCCTCATGTATTTGTTTTATTCTCTCAACCACACTACGCTGACCTTGAAGGAAAGCTAGTTGATTTGGATTTAGGTCTGCCATTGGCAGTTTGTCAGGATAGTACCTGTCCAATAGTTCTATAAGTTCTCGTATAACCATAGTCCATAAATGTCATATAATTTCACATGTATTACCAGTGCAAGCTAATTCTTGACTGGATGTAGTGTAGTCTTCTTTTTCATAGTCACTTAGTTCACCCCATGTGATCATAGGTACCTTGCTTACGAGTTCAATGTATGTCTGTTCATCACATTCTTCGTATGGTGCCTGTTGATAACTATGGTCACTATGTGGCAGAAACGAGATACCAGAGATACTGTCGAAATGATCATATACCCATGCACCAACATCTATCCACTCTTCCTCTCGTACAGAGATAGTAACCGAAGGTTTATGTTCACACCAATGTTCAGCATACATCTTCCATGTTTCTAGTTGCTCTATTGCACACATATCATTACGTTTAACTGATTTTTCAGGACTATACATTGGAAAAGAAAACACCATATTAGAGTTGTTTATCACATCTTCTTCACATGGAAATCCTTTTGCTACCATAAACTTACATAAAGGATCTTTCTTATCCATCCTGACCCTACGTATATAATACTCAGAGTGCCTTGCATGAATACCAGATGCTGAGTTACAGAGTTGACTTACTGTACCCGAAGGTTTTACACAAGTAATAGCTGATGACGGACTAATATTAGCTTTTTTAGCCCACTCTTTATTAGCTTTAACTGCTATTGCCTTGAAGTCCTCTAGCATACTCGCAGTTGGATAAGATGTCAACTCATTGTCCATAATGCCAGTCAATGAGACACCAAGCAACCTTTCTTCTTCACAGTTTTTCTTCCATTCGGAACCAAGGTACTTGAAGTCAGTTAATGTAGATTGCATAGTGCCTAGTATGGTTGCAAATTTAATCTTGTCTTTTATATTTGCAAGGGTATCACTTTCTCTTATTACTACTTCTGAGAGGTTGCAGAATTGCCTGGATCGTAGAATGATTTCGGAACATGGATTGGTACCAAAGTCTTCTCTAGCATCCCTTCTATCTCCAAGTTTTTCTGTGTGAATCTGAGCGTTCTTTGACGAGTAGATACCACGTTCTCCAGACTTCGACTCGTAAAGGGAAGTCCATTCATTAAGGAATGTTCCTGTGTCTGGTTTGGAGTGATAGTTTGCTGAATTGTTTGCGAGTGCTCTGTGTGGGTGTTCGTCCCACCATCTACCACTTTTCGCCTTCCGCATTTGTTCATCGCCAAGGTCACTGATACTAATAAGAGCAGACCTACGAACCCCACCAACGACCACAACCTCTGCTGCTTTGCAAACGATGTCGTGGCATTCGATTGGTTTGAGTTTTCTTCCTCTTGCATATTCAAATGTACGTACTGTGAAATTAAATAGAGACTCTAGTGGCTCTGGTCCAGAGGCTCTGCCTCCAAAGGTTTTCAATACAGAACCAGCAGGTCTCACTTTACTCATGTCCCAATCAGGTACTACACCTGCATACAACAGAGCAATCAGATCCTTGAATGCTTTTGCCCACCCAAGTTTACTATCTCGTACTGTGATCTTTGTGTCTGTCTTGTGTAGCTTATCTGGAATCACTGGTAGTTTACTTGTAAACTTTTCTTCCACACTAAAGCCTACACCAGTTCCGTTCATCAAGACATAAACAATCTCATCAAAGGATCTTGGTGAATCTATGTTCACGAAGGAACAATTGTACCCTGCTACATTCTCTTTCTCTAACGCTGGTCCTGCTGTCATGAGACACCTCATACTCGGCATGACATCCAAATCTTTAACAGCATCTACAAGATCACGTAATGTTTGTGTAGATGTAAAGTCAATATCTAGTTTTTTACTGAAGAAACTAAAGTATCTGTTTACTGTTTCTTCCCATGTTTCTCTTCTATTTTGTTCATAGTCCCACCGAGAGTAGCGAGACAAATGTATAAACTGTTGGTATTGCGTTGGTAGTGTCACGTATACATACTCATTGAATTTGGTTAATATATAATCACGGAACTCAGGAGTCACGCTTTTCTTTTTCTCGTTCTATTAGACGATCTAAATAAAACTTAGCTTTCTCCAAGTCTTTAACTCCACCCTTCATGTCATATCGAGATACATATTTTATAATGTTCCCCTCTAAAAAATCAAGCCCATTCTTCTGGATGTAATCTAGTGGCTCTATGTTGTATCCTGCACAATAATGTTCAGGATTTGTTATGTCATCGTACTGTCGATTAACAAAGTCCTTCAGGTCTTTAACAAATTCCTCAGTATCTTTAGGTCTAATATTATTAGGAAAATCATCATCAAACTTAGCGTTACCAAACGATTGTTCACCTTCTGGATCAAGACCTAACTTCTCCACGTACCTCATTGGTGGATCGTATTGTCCTAATACTCTTCTTCCTGTCCTCTCATCTCTATCCATCTGATCCCTATTATAATCAGCCATCTGTTCACGTTGTTTCAATGATTTCATCACTAGGATACCATAGTTTAGGGTACTTGTCAAGCCCTTCGTACTGTTCTTTGCGTAAGATGTATGCCATACGTGCTTGTAGTATAGCTTCATCTCTACTTAATTTATTTTTAATAAACGTATCAACAACAGCATCCCACATATCTATGTCTTCCTCTATTGCTTTATCAAGTATACGTTTAGCTTTCACAGGACCAACACCTGGACACCCTTTGTACCCATCAGTAGCATCACCTGCCAACGTCTGCATATAGAAGTTGTAATCTGCTAAACCCTCATCAACATAGAATATCTCTTTCTTATCAAAGTCCCAATGATAACCTGGGACTGTAAGAAGGTCTTTATCTATTGACACAATGCAACAATGATTTGGAAACATAGTATTCTTGACACCCAACAGATCATCTGCTTCTAACCAGTCTGATTCAAAGGCATCATACTTTTCTCTAACGTAATCTTTAGCATTGTTAAAGCACAGTGGTTTCCTAATACCTACACGATGTTGCTTATAACCTTTAAAAATTTTTTTCCTAAAATTATTTGGACTTGAGAAGCAGATGGATAGCTCATGTACACCTGAGTCTCTCTGAAGATTACCAAGTTCAGAGTCTATCATTGTCTTGACTTCTTGAAAGTCAGCATGGAGTGTCCAAAAGTCATCACCCCAATGTATTTCTTTCTCAGCCGCTGATGTATTCTTATATATCAGAATATCACCATCAATAAGCAACTGCTCAATCTTTGGTTTTGTTCTCACTACTAAAACCCTTTGTATTCAACGCAGTCTCAAACCCAAATTCATTAGTGAGTTTCAGCCCAGTTGTTTCCGATTTTGTATTCTGCGTCAAGCTTGATTCGCAGGTCATAGATAGCCCTGGTAGTTCCAATTGCTTGAACCGCTGTTTCTCCAATTGTTTTTTCATGTCCCTCTTTAGCTAGAACTTGTATTTCATCATGTACAAATGCAACTTGTTGATAATCAGATCCTTCTTGAAGACCTGCTTTTTTCAACAGTCTATGGAACTCAACAACCCAACGCTTGCATATAATAGCACCTGCTGATTGACATAGCGTATTGATTGCTGAGTGTGCTGAACGAACTGGTATCCAACGTCCATCAAGTCCTTTGATATACCCTAGTTCCTCAACACGTGCATTCAAGTCTTCTTTAAGCCTCTTGAACGCAGGTAACTTTCTAAAGAATCTATCCCTGAGTTTAGCACCTTCTGCTGGTCCCTTACCCACAATCTCACCGAGTCGCTGTACACCTGCACCATAAAGTATAGCATATAAAAATGTTTTCGCAAGTTCTCGACTAGATAGACCCAAGGCTTTTTGATTATCAGTATGTATATCTCCTTTGAGAACAGTATCACCAAATAACCCGTTGTCATACCTAGCAAGGTAATGAGCAACAACCCTAGCTTCAAGACCTGAGACATCACATCCCACAAGCCTATAACCTTCTGGAGCATAGAATAGTTGTCTACATTCTTTCCCAAAGGGTGAGTGGATATTCGGTACTTGACCCAAGTTAGGGTGCGAGTGAGAGCAACGAGAGGCGATTGTGCCCATAGTATGGACCGTCCCATGTAACTTGCCCTGTTTCTCCATGTGTAACCAGCCATTCTGTCCTTCTGATAGTTGACCAATCATTTTATTAGTACGGAACGCCTCTGCCATCATCTTTGCTTCAGGGTATGGCAGAGATTCTAAGATCGATTCATCAATCTTTACTTCACCAGATGGTGTGAATTCCTTTGGTTCCCAACCGTGAATGTCCTTGAGTCTTTTGGCTATGTGTTGTCTTGAATTAGGATTAAACTCAACAGTCCTAAGTTTCTGAACTTCTTTACCCTTTACATAACCTAGACGTTTATTATTCACACGTGGGATAAAAGGTGGACCATTAGGTACAGTCCACGTTCCAAACTTGTTCTTCAGTTGTTTATGAAGTAGAACACGATGCTCGCATAAAATAGCATAAAACCTAGAGGCTTTTAAGGAATCAAAAGGAAATCCATTTTCCTTTTGTTTCTCACATATACGATAAATCTCATGCTCTAATTCAATAGAAGACTTGGAGAAGTTCCGCTTGTACAATAACTCGTACAACTTGTAGTTCAACTCTACGTCACGTGCACAATAGTTAAGCATGTCCACACTAAAGTTGTTGAATATTTGCTCTCCTTCTCCGAACTTTCCTTTCTGGAAAGCAAGCCTCTCACCCCATGACTCTAATGAATGTCTACCATAAAGATTTGGCATGATCCTGCGTTCATTAAAGTCACGTTCTTTCATATCAGGATACATAAGCCTTGACATGACCAAGGTATCCTCAATCTCAACCTCTGGTTTAGGTGTCCATTTGAATACCTTCTCTAAAGCAGGTAAATCAAATGATATAATATTGTGACCAATGAGTTTGTCATACTCAGATAACTTTGACATACCATCTGGTACCTCATCAGGAGCATACTTGTACAAGTCTTGTTTCTCAAGATCATAGATAACAATACAGTGTACTTTGGTTAGCTTTTCGTTTAGACCATTGGTCTCTATGTCAAATACACATGAAGACATTAGAAATCCCTTTTCATCTCATCGATTGGGAAAGATATAGTATCCCCTTCTTTGTCAAAGTCAACATTGTGATCCACCTCGTGTAATCTACCTGTGTCTTTGTTGTAGTCAAGAAAACATGCCTCTCCAGTTTCACCAGTCCATCGGTTCTTTAATATGCGAACAGTAGTTCGGTC